CCCGTCGCCATGCCCCGCAGCCCACCGCCCGCGGTTTTGCTCTTGCGGCCCATGGTCGTAAGCTGTCGGCCTGTCTGTGCGCTTTCATCTCCGAGGTTGTCGACCGCGCGGCTGGTTTGCTTCGTCTGGTTTTCGAGCTTCTGCGATCCGGCGACAGCCGACCGCGTGCCCGTCTTGGTGCGGTCGGTCAACCTGATCAGATATTCAACGGTGCCGTCTGCCATCTCATCAGCTCCCAGGGGCGGGCATCACCCACATCACGTTATCACCGTTGCGGGCGAGCCATTGCCGCTGGGTCTCAACCGCCGCGCCTGCACACAGCCGCGACACGAGCAGATCGAGCCACAGCGACAGAAGCGGTGGATCATCCGGCTTCGCGATCCATCGCCCCGGGGTCGTCCCGTACCGCCTCGCCATCTCGTCGAGCGAGTGCAATAGCCGCGGATCGGCGGCGAAATCGTACCGCCCGCGCCGCTGCCTCCGCATATGTTCGGATTCCGACGCCTGCGATCTCCCCGACCTCTTGCAACGGAAGACGACCCACCCACAGTCGGCGGGCGTCGGTGTCCTCGTCTGCCTCAGACAGCACGAACCGCACCGCCTCGGGCTCTCCGTCTGGCTGTCGGATGTGCCGCACCGTCAGACATGCGAGGATCTGCATGTTCTCCAGATCGGCCGCGACCGGTTCCCGGGCCGGCTTGTCGGTTCCGTCGATGCCTGCGACGAGACCGAAAAGCGTGGCCGCGTGGCTGTCAAAGTCGCCCGGCCCGAGCGGCACACAGCCGAAATCGAACCGCTGACCGAGGCCCGCGGTCTCAACCCACACCGGAGCGGCGAGCGCTTGGAGGTCGATCGCCATCAGGAAGCCAGCGCGGACGAGTCGTCATTGACTACCACGAACTGGACCGGGGGATCGGTGCCGTCGTCGCGTGGCTCAAAGATAGCGCTCTCTTCGTTCAGCCCGACACTTTGGGCCGCGATGGTCACAGCTTCAGGGATTTGTGCGTTGAAAATGTTAATCCGGAACTGATCGGTACCGTCCGTAAACGTGATGTCACCGTCGCTCTCGGTGCCGGCGGTCTGTGCGTCGGGCCAATTGTCGTTGGTTTTGTAGCGGGTCACGGTCATGCGGGCATTCCGAATCCCGGTAACAGCCGAGCCGGTGAGGCTGGACGCGCCGAACCCGCGCAACCCCTCGACAGCGTTCTCCAGATCAAGCGACAGCGAACGCGGCGTGTAGTCCACCGAATTCCACGCGAATCGGTTGGCCTGATGATAGATCACGGGGTTCTCGTGTGCCGACAGGCTCGGGGTCGGGGCGGCACCTGGGGTGCTGCTCATGGCCACGAAATTGACGCTGAGACGCATGAGCCCGGGGGTCTGTGCTGACAGCGTGGCCGATGTGATCCGCGCGCCTGCGATGACGTCGCCCCGTTGGAGCGCGCCCGATGTGCTGAGCGTGTCCCGAGCTGATCGCAGGGTGATCGATGGAGGCTCGGCGCCCGGGTTCAGGACGTGGGTGTAGGGGCCGGATCCGGTGGTCGACCATGTGCCGCCGATGCACGCCTGTAGGAACGACGTCAAAGCGCCGCCCTCGTAGTAGCAGATAATTTCGAAAGAGCCTGTTACCTCGACCTGTTCGAGATACCGCGCCTTCAGGTAGGACGTTCCGCCGAGGCTGAGATCGTCGATCCGTTGGCGGGTGCTCTGGACGGTGAGAGAGAGCGAGGCGAGACGCGCCCACAGTGCAGCCGCTACAGCGGTCCCCTCTGTGGATTCGAATCCGATCCCCATTGCGGCATTCCTGCCGAGCTGAACGGTAGCCATGATCAGGTCTCCCCTGCGGTGTGTGCGATGCGGAGCGCCGGGAAAATCAGCACGCGCGCGTATGATGTCGTGATCGTAATTTCGTCGGTATAGGTGGCCGTGTCAACGGAACCCGTGATCCACATGTAGACAATCGTCCGGCCGTCATACTCGCTCATCCGAGTGTTTGCTGGCACGTTGCCCGAATTGTACGCGCTGCCGTCGTTGCGTGTGGCGACATTGACGATCGCGACGGTTTCGAGGTCTGCGGAGCCGTTGAGCGGGATCGCCTGCTTTTTGAGATGGGCCGACACGTCGAACCCGATCCACCCTGCCTGCCCGGGTGGCCACGCGTAGCGGGTGCGGGGCACATCCTCGCCCACGGGCGGCGCTTCGGCCTGGACGATGACAGCACCGGGCGCCGGCTTGCAAGCCAACACAGTCCCGATCTTAGGGCCTGACACGGTGAAGCTCGACGCCGTATCGGTGGGGCTGCTCTGCCCCCAATAAATGTAGGCGATGACTGTCCCGTCTGCGCTGTCGGGTGTCCAGTCGTTGATCTCGATGATTGCCGACCGAGAGGCGTGATCGAACGTGTCCCGGGCGAAGGTGAGCGCGGTCACACCGTCGGAGTCGGTGATCTTGATGTCGTGACCATTCGTCTGGACGTTTGACCAGAACGCCCCCCAGTCGCCTGGAATGGTGACCGCTACGTCAATCGTCGACGCGCCGCCGATGTTGTTGACGGTGATCGGCGCCCGGTAGAGGCTGTTTGCTGAAAACCACGACATGATCTATGTCCTCGACCAGAATAGTTCGACCGTCATGGCTACGTAAGCATCGCGGGATCGGCCGTCGACCTCGGGACCGGTAACGATCTCCGTGGAGACGGTCAGATCGTGGACCGCAGCCGCGCCAAGGTTGCGCGCGCCGTGAAGGGCGAGCACGATGTCAGCTTCTAAATTGTTGGCCGCCGTGACCGCAGCCGCGGGCGATGCCCCGCCCGTGACGACTCCCAGAAGGTCGACGGTCAAGGTCTGCCCATACTGCGACAGATCCGAGCCCGCGCCCCCTCGGATGTCCTGACGCGGCCCGAGGTAATAGGCCACGTAGGGCCGGACCCGGGACAACGGAGGACCAGCCAAGTCGAGCTGTTCTACCTGCCCCGTTCCGCTGAGATCGTAGGTGTATGAGCCCGATCCATTGATCGCAGACAGCACCCCGTCAAGCGCGGTCGCGATTGTGTTCCGGTTGACGGTGGTCATCGACCCTCCGCGGCAATGCTACCGGGCGCGCGGTAGGCGACGTCGACGGCATCCCCGAGCGTCTGCGGCACCTCGGATCGGGTCTTGAACCACGCGCGGCGAGCAAAGCCCGACGCTGGGATCTCAACCTCTTTCCGCAGCCACCACCGGCCAACATTCTTGTCTCCGACCTTTTCGAGAAGCACCGCCGACGCGCTCTTACCTGTGCCCTCTTGGATGACGTGAAACCACAGCCGCCCGGGGTAGTCGCGCGGCGAGGCGTAGCGGGGTCGGCCGCCGTTGGTTTTGACGCTCTTGTCTGGGATGGCGAGCCACTGCGCATTCTTCGGGGTGACCGTGCCGCCTTGGTCTTGGATCCGCGCGTAGATCACGTTTTTGCCCTTCGTGCGCCCGCCTGCCGAAAGAATCGCGGCGAGCGGTACGCCCTGCCTCGTGCGCCCGAATAGCGACGCCTGTCCGCTGTTGTCGACCGTGGCAACCATGCGCCCGCCTTGGACGACGCGCCCGGCAATACTGCGCTTGAGGTTTCCGGTGGGCGTCTTCAGGCGTCGCGACGCGTTGCCGACCGCGCGACTCTGCATTTTGAGCGCGATAGCAGTCGCCCGACGTTGGAGCACACGGGCCAAACGCGGCCCGGCTTCCTCACACCTGCGCTCCCATTCCTCTGGCGTCAAGCGCTCCATCACGGCACCGCAAGACGGTAGTCTGCGAGCATCTCGCGGACCTCGGGCAGAAGGGACAGCGGAGCCACGGAGCGAGAGCCCCCGCGGGTCTGTGTCGAGGTCGATCCGGCCGTCGACGTGTTGCCGATCTGGTGGATGCACTGGACGATTGCCGCGTCTGTCAGCGTGGGGTGGTCCGCGATTGTGTAGCCAGCGGACACGATCACCTTGTTTGCCCTGTGGCTGTGACCCCAGATGTGATCGGCGTCGACTGTCAGCTCAACCCGGCGGCCGTCTTTGACGTATTCGGCCGCGGCGAGGAGGCTGTCAGACCCGTAATCCTGTTCGGCGTCGATGTGAACCGACGTGATTGACAGGATCGGCGGTGTGGGTACGACGCACACGTTCGCGTCGTCGCCCATCCCGAGATCGTAGCGTCCCGGGAAGCTGGTGTAGGTGGCCGCTTCCATCGTTGGCGCCCCGCTGTCGGGGGACGGATGCAGGCAATACCGCGCAAACGCCGCGTCAATGCGAGCGATCAGCGCGTTGATCGTCGTGTCATCGGCAGACGACAGCGACGGAGACAGCGCCCGAACCTGGGCAGCGGTGGCGAGAGCCATCACAGACCTCTGATCAGGAGACGAGACCGCGCGTCAATTGCTGACAGCACAGCCCGCCGCCCCGAGCCGTCGATCTCGATGGCCCGCAGCGGCGCGAGGTAGGCGTCACAAGCGCCCGAGCGAACCCGGGCGATGATAGGCCGCGCCTCACCTGCGAGCGCCCCAGGGGGCACAGCAGGCGCCGGGATCGTACTCCGGATGGCGCGGTCGATCACCATCAGTCAGCGCGCACCCGTTGCATCGTGACAGCAAGCGTACCCGCCACCGCGACACCCGATCCGGTCTTGGTGATCGCGACCTTGACCGCTCCGCCCTCGGCTACGAGGTTGGAACCGGCCGCCGAGAGCGTGATCGATGCGACCCCGCCGTCGGCAATGGTGCCGGTGCCGGTCGTGCTGGTGGTCATTGCACCGATCGAGACGCCCGCAACCGACGCGGTAAACGTCTTGTTGTTGGAATCGTTCGCGGCGACACCACCGTCCGACACGTAGTCAACGGCTGTGACCTGTGCCTTACCGCCGAGGCGATTGACACAGAACAGATCGTCGAGGTTGCCAGCGGTCGCGCTGTTGACCGGGATGTAGAGCTGGGCTGTGTAGAATTCGTTTGATTGGCTCATGTCAGATCCCTATTTGCTCATGTTGTAGGCGTAGCGGACGGCCTTGTCGGCGGATTTCGTCATGTCCTTGAACCCGACGCGTTGACGTGCGCGCATGTAGGTACCGGCAACCGTGATGTCATTCTGGAGCGACACGGTAGCGCCGGCCCGCACGATGCGGCGGAACATGCGACGATTAAGCACGGTATAAGCCGTCTTGGTCTTGGTCACGTTGTCGTAGACGCCTGCGGCAGAGAGGTCGGCGGGCATCGCGTCGGTCATAATGATCGGATGACCTGCGATACTGCCCACTTCACCGGCCGCGATTGGTGCCCGGTTGCCGTAGTCGTTGGCGCTGACAATGCCGGACAGGCCGACAAAGTTGGACAGGTAGCCCTCTGGCGAGGTGATGATCGGCATGTCGGAAGGAACCGAACGGGGACCGCCTACAGCGTTAATATCGCTAAAGAGCGTCGACAGGCTGTGGGTCGAGCGGTTGACACCGTTTGAGTCGTCAAGCGCGATAGCGCGTAGACCCATGAACGTACGTCTATAATCTATGGAGCCTGCGTCTACGGCTCCAAAATAGCCCCTTAGATTCCAGTTAGGAAGGTCGTCTTGGTGGGTCGCTGCGGTGTCTCCGTTAAGGATACAAAGGCGAAGACCCATCGCGAGGCTGCGGCTGATGGCTTCACGGATGAACGGGAACGCGGCGACAATGGAGTCACTCGCGGCATCTTCGTGAATCAGAACCATGGTGTACATGGGATTAGCCGTCAATGTCAGCTTATCAGTGCCTACGCTTGCCTTAGCAAGTGCAGCCGGGTTATCGCCGGTAGCACCCCCTCCCTTATAGGGTACGGGATAAGCCGTACCCACGGGAAGCTCAACCGACTCAGACGGGATCGTGATCTGGTCAAAGAGACCGATCAGACCATCGGGGTCGTACTCTTCGACTTGCCACATGGGCGAGGCGAGGAGCGGGGTCGGGATGAATTCGCCGCCGCTGCCGTTTTGGTCGTCCCATGCCCGACGGATCGGGGCGGGCATGCGCGACCATGCGCGCTGAACCTTGTTCCACGCCTTGGTTTCTTTGCGGATGACGTCGGCCCGGTAGCCCTGTCCGCGGTGGTCGAATGCGTCGCGACCGTGGCGAGCGACTGCGACGACGTAGAGCGCCTCGGTTGCTTCGATCAGGTTGCGGTGTGCATCGTTGACAGGGCGAGAGGCGAGGAGCCCGGCCGAGTCGGAGCGGAAAAGCGCCGGATCGTCGGAGTCGTGACCGCGGAGAAAGACCTTTCCGTCGGTGTCGATGAACTTCTGGACCAGCTCGCGATCGGTGCCGCCGAGTGTCGCCATCGGGTCGACGTTGCGGGCGGTCGCTTCTGCGACCTCCTGCCGCACGGTGCGGAGATCGTCCGCCATGCGTGCGATCTGTTCGCTCTGTTCGGTGTGAGTGCGGGCGCCTGCGTCGACCTTTTGGGCGAGCTGCTGGGCCTTTTCAGTGGTAGAGGCGGCGAACGCCTTCCACTCGGCTTGCGTTTGGGGCATGGTTTTGCTCCGGTTGTGGTGAGGTGCCCAGCATGGGCGGTGCTCATGTTCTATCACGGAACATGAGCGAGGGGACAAGTCAAGACCAGGGGAACCCGTCGCCCGGTGTGGGCTCGGGTGTGGGTGCGGGCGCGTAGGGTAGGCCGCTGGCTCGCGGCGCTACGGAGACCGAGCGCGACACGGGTTGAGCTTCGATCATACGGGCGAGAGCTGCACGCGGATTCATGGGCATCGGGGTGACGCTCGCCTCCAGAAGTCGCGGCGAGACGTACACGGCCCCGCGATCGGCTCGGCGGTCGTCATCGGCGGCGAGAGATGCCCGACTGATCACGGCGCCCGGGCGGAACCCTACCGACACGGTGCGAAGCACACCCTCTGACAGAAGCGCCGCGACCGTCTGTGAGAGCGGGTAGCTGTCGACAGGAGTAGGGATGAGCGTCCCCCGCAGCACGCCGCCGGACGCCTCGACATTGGCCCAGCGGCCAATCGGGGGCGCGCTGTAGTCGTGGTTGGAGGGGGCGACCGGGTTTTGCCGGAACTCTGACAGATCCCACGACTGTTCTACAATGTCGTCCGCCCGATCGGGCTCAGCGTCGGACATGACGAAGCGGTAGCTGGGTCGCTTCTCGTCGTCCTCCATCGTGCCGCGCTCCTCCTCTTCGTCTTCCATGGCTGACAGATCGAAGCGCAAGACCGTCCGGTAGGCCAGCGACAGCGGCGACTCCCCGATCGATGTGGCGAGCCGTTGCACGAGATCGGGATCGAGAAGCTGATCGAGGTGAGGAGCCGAGCCGCGCGCGACCGCGTACACGTCGCCAGCGGTGCCGCCAACAGACTCGGCCATACGCTCGACGAGATAGTCCTGTAGCCCTTCCCGGGTCGCCTCACCGATCCAGCGGCGCACGACATCGGCCGGGGTGGAGGTCACAAAGATCGGGTGTGTGTTGCTGCTCATTCTCAACCTCTGATGTCGACCGGGCGCACGACGCACCGGCAGTTTATGTCTTCGGACGGCACAAAGAAAAGCCCCGGGCCGAGACCGGCCGCGCCCGTGTCCGTGTCGAAGGGTTCGCCGGGCTGTCGTAGTTGACCGTCGAGGGCCTCGTGGGTCGGTCGCACCGCGTTGTCTCGACTGCTCACCCACTCGCGCATGAAGGTCACGCCGATATTGGCCGCCTGATCAAATGCCATCTCTTGCCCCTCGGAAACGGTGCGGGCCGTCTCCGTGCGGGCAATGGTGAGCGCCCGGGCCGGAGAGAATGCGTGATCAGCCTGGAGCGCCCTTTGTAGGTCTCCGATGCTGGCACCCTCTGACAGACTCGCCCGAACCAGCTTCGCTACGCGGTCTTTCGTCGACTGCTGAACGTCCGTGATCATCTCCGCGATGATCTGTCGCGCCGGGTCGAGCGTCGGATCAAAGACGATCTCTGCGCTCAGTCGGGTAGCCACGACCGCATGGGCGCGACGCACGCCTCGCTCCACCGTCATGGGGTCAAACTCATCGCGGATCATAGACAGCTCGAAATCGTCCATGAGGATCGCGCGGAGCTCCTCGTCGGTGACATTCCGCCGGATCGAACGTGTGCCCCGCAGAACGCGACCGATCCGCGCATTGTATCTGGCGACCTGTGCCGGGAAGATCCCCGCGCTCCCGCGTCGCCATTGACCGCGAATCTGTCGCTCTGTGGGCCGTTGCACGTTGTCGAGCCACCGACGCCAGTAGACGGCGCGCGGTGTGTCCTCACGGGTCAGCACGGCCCGGGAAACTGGCCCGAGCGTGTTGGCGTGTGCTTTCTCCTGTCGTGCGTCTGCGGTCTCGATCTGCTTTCGCTTGTCCCGTGCCCACACGCGCCCGCCGTCGCCTCCCCACAGATCCCACGCGATGCGGAGCGGCCCTACCTTGTCGCTGGTGGTGTCCCACTTCTCGGTGCGGCGCTGCCTCTGGGCCTCGTCTGCGAACCTTTCGAAAAACGAGAACATGTCGCGCACGTTGTCGGGGTGGATGCGTTGCCCGTCGAGGATCCGGTTGGCCATGGCCAGCGCTTTGCTCGTGCCCCCGCGGCGGTGTTTCCGGCGGAGCGCCTTGCCCCGTGCCGCTGCTCTTGCCATCTGTTTGGTAGCCGTCAGTGTGATGTCATCGTAGATCGCCGGAATCGTGCCGCCCTCACGCACGACAGGCTCACCCGGTACCTCTGCCACGGTCACGGCTGGTCCCGCAGCATCGGCCCCAGGAGGTCGAGCAATGCGCCCAGCTCCGTCCTGATGTCGTCCTCGTCGTCGGGGTCGTCATCTGTGAGCATCGAGGCGAGCGCGTCGGCCTGTGCCTGGATGTCTGCGACGGCCTCGGCATCGACAGCGGCGGCCGGCTCGGGTGCGTCGACAGGTGCCCCTGGTGTGTCGGGGTCGACTCCAAACTCGGCAAGATCGGGCGCGTCGTCAAAGCCCTCGAACCGGTACGCGTCGGCGGGGCTCATGCCGTGCGCGATGTGGAGCGCGACACGTTGGAGACGTTCGGTGCGGCCGTCCTCCATTTCGGGGAGCACATGGCACACCCGCATGTCGGGGAACCCGAGACGCCGGACGAGATCGGTGAGGGCGTCGTCGATGAGGCTGGCAAGCGGGGTGAGCGTGTCCGCGATGTAGGATCGCCGCTCCATCTCCGCCGTGGCATAGTTCGCGCTCTGGAGCCCCAGAAGGGTAGGCGGAACGCCGGTCACAGCCACGATCACAGCCCGCGTATACTCGCGTGCGGACATGCCGCCCAGTTCGTCAACGGTCCAATCAAGGGCTTCGAATTTGCCCGCGCCCGAGAGCACCGCAACCCCGCCTGTCTGCTCTGTGAGGATGCGATCGATTTGCGTCTGCATGTCCCGCACTTGGGGGCGGCCCCATGTGTTTTTAGGGTCGCTCGGGACGTAGGCGGCATCGGGTCGACCGCGCCCGGCCTTCTTTGCCATCTGCGCAGCCATGGCCACATCAGCCGCAAGATCCCGATCCATCGGTTGAACTTCACCCGTACCGTAGAGCCGCTGAATCCCACCGCCCGCCGCGCTGTAGTGAAGGTGCGCGATGAACTCGGGCGGGTAGCTGACCTCGGCGCCTTGCGTGTCGTAGACGTAGGCGAGCGCCGCGCCGTCTCTCCCGGGCGTGATGTTCACCCGGGCGGGCTCCAATAGCAGAAGCGCCGCGGGGGCTGTGCCCGGTGTGCTGACACCGACGGGGAGGACGTAGGCATTCCCACCGGGGAGCAGATCGGTAACGAGCTGGGTGCGAAATTGGCGCGCGGTCTGGCTGGTGTTCGGCCGCTTCAGCAGATCACAAAGCGGGTGATCCTCGATCGTCTCGTAGCCGTCCGCGGTGTAGCGCTGGACCTTCAGTGGTAGGGCGGCGAGCGATGCCGCACGAATCGCAACGGCGCGCCAATACCACGGCGACGCCAGAAGCGCAGAAGCGGCCCGGCGCGGGTCGTAGGCGGTCGGAACGGCGGTAGCAGACGCGAAGTCTGATCCAGCGTTGAACGACTCCACATCGGCCGGCGGGTCGACCGTGACGACAGACAGCGCCCGCAGGATGCGGACCGGTAGCGATTCGGGGCGGGTATGCGTCGGGCTCATGTGCCAGACGATATCACGCGCCCCCGCTCATGTCCCAAGAATGCGAGAGCCCCGCGCGGGGCGGGGCTCGGTCGGTGCAGCGCTGATCATGCGGTGTAGTAGCGGCGCTCTGCTCCAGCGAGGATTCGGCCCTCGTAGTCGGGGCCGCGGCCGGGGCAGGAGATACCGACGACAGCGGGGCGAGCGGCGGGGCGGTACTGCGCCGCGACAAGGCGCTGAGCGTCGACGATCGCGGTCTCGGACTGGAGCAGGATCCGATCGTCGTCCGACAGCGCGCGGGCATCGGCCCAGATGGTGTCGTCGCCGTCTTCGTAGCGGCACAGCAGATCCCACACTCGGTCGTCGGTGTCTTCGCGGTACTCGATGAGGTTGGAAGCGGCGAGGGCGGCGGTAAGCATTTCGGCGGCGGTCATGTTCTCTCCGTGTTGTGTGCGCGGCGTCCCCGCCTCGCCCCATTACTATGGCCCGTTCTACTGGATTCGTCAATAGGTTTTCTGATATTTCTGAGAATTGACGGTCCGCGACTCACCGCGCCTTTTTGAAAGCGGCTACCGCGACTCGGCGCGCCTTCTCGCGCGCTTTTGTACCGCCCGTGAGGCCAGATGGACTACCTACACAGCGGGTGCGCGTGCGCAAATCTTGAAATTCAGGAGAGACTACGGAGATAAACACGTGAAAAACCCAAGGACCGCGGCCGATGCCGTACTTTCCTGTGAGGCCGCTTGTGTCTTCGATCTCGACTGTGTAGCGCGTACCGTAGCCGCGCCATGTGCCTTCGAAGTTTTGCGTTTCGGTGATCATGTCATCTCTCCGTGTTGTGGTGCGCGGCTCCCGCCTCGCCCTTGAAGTATGGCCCGCTATTGGTCTCCCGTCAATAGATTCTCTGATATTTCCTGAATCAAACGCAACCGCCGCGCCTCCATCACCAAATACCTAAGCGCGTCCCACGCGTGATCTGCCCCGACAACCTCGGTCTCCCGGTGCACTGTGAGCTGAGACCGCCCGCCCGCGTCGGGGTCTCTCCATGCCAGTTCCGCGATCTCGGTGCGGAGCGGTGCGGTGCTCGGGTGGTCGTGGATGACGAGACCGGGCGATCCGTCTCGCACCTCCAGAAGCCGATCGACCGCGGCGAAGCCTTCCCGGCGCGCCTTGATCGCGGCCCGGGTCGGTAGACCCATCTGTGCCCATCGGTCCCGCGCGTCTGCGTCTGCGGGGTCTGCCGCCCTGGCGTATGGCTCGGGTGTGGCTCGACCTGTGCCGTGACATGTGACGCACGCCTCGGCCGCAGCGAACCGCCGATCCCACCAGCGATCCGCGGGCCAATCCTCGCGCCCGATCCAGCACGCCGGGCACGACTCCTCGCGATGGATCGCGTATATGTGGGCGTCTGTGTTGACCCCTGCGACGTACCGGCACCGGAGCACATGCAGCACCCCGCGCGGGTCGACTGCGCCCCAGATGTACGCGAGCGGCGCGCGGAATCCGAAGTCGAGCCCATCGACCCGGGGCCAGTCGGTCATTGCCTCGGGCGGTAGCGCGGCGACCACGTGCACGGCCGGATCCCACGACGGGTGAACCAGCCCATCGAGCTGGACGAATTGGGCATGTCGTCGGACCTGCCTCTCTCGCTCTGTCATCGAGGCAAGCCACCGGCCCATCGCGTCGCCGTCGATCATCGGGTTGTCAACCGGATCCAGCCGGTACACCTCGACCTCGCCCGCGGCCCGGGGCGGGTCGCGGAATAGGATATCGATCACGGCCGGGCTCTTGCCCCGAGTCGGGGTGAACGTGCCGAGCCACCGCCCGCCCTGATCAGCGACCGCGCGCACTTGCTCGCGCAATACGTCAACGTCTCCGTGATCCTCGTCGTTGTGGACCAGTGGTGTCGACGTGCCCTGCCAGCGCTTCGAGGCATCGGCGCCGCTGGTGGTTTTGAAGAGCACCGATCCCGGTAGCCCCGCCCCACTGCCGGGTTGCCATGTGCTCGCCGTCTGTGCCGCGAACCGTGCCGACCATTGCCAATCGTCGGGGAGCAGGCTGTCATAGATCGGGCGCAGGTAGTCCCGGCTGTCGTCGTTCGTGATCGAGCCGGCGAGCACGAGCGCCGGGCCAGATTGCAACCGGCCGCGGGTGAGCCCGTTGCGGCGTAGCAGTTCGACCACATCAGGATGGGCCGCGCCCATTGCCGACATCACCCCACAGACTGATCCGCTCCAGCTCTTACTCGACCGGTTGCCGCCGAGGGCCACGAAATAGAGCGCGGGCGAGACCAGCCACCGCCGGATCATCTCGCGTTGGCTTGTGCGCTCTTCCTCGACTCCACACCTGGGGCAACGGTGCACACCCTCGCCCGTGTGCGTCATCGGTACGCCGTGCATCGGTCTATCGTCGTGTGGGCCTGTCCGGCCGCATGGTTTGCCGCCCGTGTTCAGCAGGTTGCCGTCTGGACCCCTCGGCCACGTCACATCAGAGCACACCCGACACTCGGGCCGCCACAGCTCGACGAAGCGAAGCGGGCTCCCGGCGTGCTCCTGTCGTTGTGCGATCTCGTGTTGGACCAGCCGCAGACACGCGCCGGCAATGTCGGGCGAGACCTCGCACCCGTGCCGGACGACGTACAGCGCCCACCGGAGGCGGTCATAGTGGGACGCGTCGACACCTGGGGGCGGTGGGGCCTGTGGACGCTCGACGGCCCGCAGCGCGGGAACGCTCACTGCTGAACCGGTGCCGCGCCCTCGGCAATGGCGAGCGCATAGCCAAGCCGATGCCCTGCCCGGTAGGAGAGCCACGCCGTCAAGCCGTAGGCGAGCACGACCACGATCAGCACTTGCCACGCCAGCGCCGTGAGGCGGTCGGGGTCGATGGTCATTCCATGCCCCCGGCGAGCATCGCCGCGAGAGCCTCGCCCGGGTCGACCGTGATCGATGCCGTGGTTTCAACACTTCCGCCCAGCTCGACCCGTTCGGCCTTGGGGTGTCCAGTGCGGTCGAGAAGGGTCTGGGCCGCCGACAGCGCGATCCGTTCGTCCTCACTGCTGACCAGCTCCAGAACGCGCGCCGCTGCGGCTTTCGCGCCTGCCTTCAGCGTTGCCCGGGCGGCCCGTTGGGTGTCTGCCAGGAGGGCCGCGACAAGGTGCCGGTATTCGTCAATCTCTCGCCAACGGTAGATCGTGGCGCGGTGTGTCCCGACCTCCTCAGCAATCTCGACCGTCGACGATCCCGCGGCCTCCATGCGCGCCGCTCTGATCTGCCTCTCGTCAAGTGTCGCGCTCTGTCGCGTCATTGTGCCTCCGTGCTGCCCATCCTATCAGCATCAACCACAGCACGCCCCACAACCGCCGCAAGACGGGGCGGTACCGCGTTTCCCACCTGTCGATACTGTGCCGTCTGCGGCCCTTGCCACGGGTGCCCATCGGGGAAGTCCTGAAGCCGCGCCGCCTCTGCGACCGTTAGCCGCCGACGCCCCGTCGCCATGTAGAGCGCATCTGAGGCCCGATTAATCACGCCGCTTCTCCCGCGGTCTTTATCGGGGTTGGTATGGCCTTTGGCCTCTGTCGCCAACACAGACGGAGCGGGCCGCATGAGGTAGCGCGCATTGGTCGCACACACCCCCAACGACAGCCCGAGCGCCTCTCCCATCGACACCCAAGGCAACACACCCGGCCCGAACAGGTCGCCCTGTCGAGCCTTGCCCGGGTCGCCGTGCGTTGCCCTTGGAGCCTGGAGCGGTGCCGGCCCTGCCCAGATGATGACCCGCCGCCGATGCTGTGGCACCCCGTAGTCTGCTGCATTGAGCAGCCACCACCCGACATGATCGAACCGCGCGCGGAGCTGCGCCAAGATCACGACCTCGAAGTAGCACCGCGGGCACTGATACGGATCGGGGTGTCCCTCTGTGCTGTGAGCAAGCAACCCGCGCACATTTTCGGCAAGGAACCACCGCGGGCGGAATCGGTCGATCGCGTCGACTGTCCACGGCCACCCGTTGCGCTCGTCCGTTGCCCCTTTGCGCTGACCAGCCGCAGACCACGCTTGACAGGGGAATGACGACCATAGCAGATCGACCGGCCCTGGACCGCTCACAGCCTCGATCGCGTCGAGGTCTCGCACGTCCCCCTCCACCACCGGCCCGAGCCCCGCAGCGCGCAAAGTGGCGCACGCGTGGCGGTCCCACTCACACAGCGCCCGGTGCCCGATGCCCGCCGCCTCCAGCCCGAGAGCCGCGCCCCCTGCCCCTGCGAATAGTTCGATCGCCTGCATGTCGTCTCCGTGTTGCCGCTCCCGCGGCGTGTTCTGGTGTGGTGGCTCTACCCTGGCTCTACCTCTTGCGAGGGGTTGGATCG